AGATGTATGGTGTGGAGGTACATTATCTTCCAAGGACATACGCAACTACAAATAAAGTCATAAAAGAGGTAGTTGAATCTGAATTCAAAAATGCATATCCTCTAGAAGCATATATTGATAATTATGAAGGATATACTGGTCAGGGAACTATTCTTTCAAAATTTGGTATTGAAAATAGAGATGATCTTCAACTTATCATCTCCAAAGAAAGATTTGAAAATTATATCTCCCCACTTACAAGAGACTTAACTGGTGTTGAGTTAAACACGAGACCTAAAGAGGGAGACTTAATTTATTTCCCACTGGGAGATAGATTATTTGAAATTAAGTTTGTTGAGCATGAACAACCCTTCTACCAACTCAAGAAGACTTACGTATATGAATTAAGATGTGAACTCTTCAGATATGAAGATGAGGTAATTGACACGGATATTACCGAGATTGATGATGAAATCGAACAAATTGGTTATATTCAAACATTAAATCTAATCGGTGCTGGTACAACAGCTACTGCTACAGCAACTATTTGTTCTTCTGGAGCAGTTAATAAGATCTACCTCTCAAATATGGGAAGAGGTTTCACTGCTCAACCAAGGGTTGGATTCTCATCTGCTCCGAGTGGAGAGACAACTGCGGTTGGTATTGCATCAGTAAATTATACTTATCCTGCTTGTGATGGTAAATCTGGTAAAGTATCTGCGATTAATATAACAAACGCAGGTTGTGGATATACAGTAGCACCTGTAATCACTGTTCTTGGTGGTGGTGGATCTGGATTTGCAGCGACCACTGGTATTTCAACAAACGGTTCTATTCAAACCTTTACAGTTACGAATGGTGGATCTGGATATGTAACTGCACCAACTGTATCAATTGGTGTTACTCAAGGTAGTGTTCGATTTAGTTCAAATACCATTAGATTCAGTACTAATCAAGAAGACTTTAGTAATGGTGCCGGTGCACCTCCGACGAGAGATGCAATAGGTATTGCTACAATAAATGCATCTGGTATCGTGACAGCTATCTACATCTTAGATGGTGGTGAGGGTTACGGTTCTGCACCTGTTATAACAATTAGTGCTCCTAATGTAAGTGGAGAAACAGGTATTGGAGGAACGTTTGTATTCAATGAGATAGTCACTGGATCAATCTCTGGAACGACTGCAAGAGTTAAAGAATGGAATGGTGTTACAGACGTTATGGAAGTCGGAGTTATAAGTGGTTCATTTACCGAGGGTGAGGTATTAACTGGTTCTGAGTCTGGAGCAAAGTATACTGTCGGAAGTATTAACACCGATGATATTGTTGATCCATATGCTGATAATGATAATATAGAGATAGAAGCAGATACTATTATAGATTTCTCTCAAAGTAATCCATTTGGAATGCCTTGATACAAAACTGTTAAATAGAGGTATATACCTGTAAAATAATGTTTGAGTATTTTTACAACGAG